CATCAGAAAGTGATGTTGTTAGACTACATATCAATTCTCCTGGTGGTGATCTATTCACAGCAGTACAGTTTATGCGAGTGATGGCAGAAACTCCTGCTACAATCGTTGCATCGGTTGAAGGTGCTTGCATGTCAGCCGCAACAATGATTTTCTTGTGTGCTGGCGCATATGAAATCTCAGAACATGCTATGTTTATGTTTCACAATTACTCTGGTGGCACCATCGGTAAAGGTGGTGAAATGTATGATGAATTAGTGTATGAACGTAAGTGGTCAGATAAAATGATGCGTAATGTTTATGCAGATTTCTTGACTGAAGATGAAATTAAGGCTATACTAGATAATAAAGACATTTGGATGAGTGCAGACGAAGTTGTCAAAAGACTTGGCAAAAAGAATGATGCAATTGATAAGGTGAAAAATGCAAAATCAAAACCCACAAAACCTCCCGCAAAACGAACTCCAGCAAAACGATCAACAAAATAATAAATGGTTGTTTCTTGTGTCATCAGCAATACATGCTAAACATGGTGTTTATAACACAAAAGAACGATTAGATCAAACAATTGCAACCTGTGCATCAATTAAAGCAAAGGTTCCAAATGCAGACATTATTATTCTAGATGGTGGACATGAACATCTAACCGATGAGGAAAAAGAAATTCTCAGAGGTAGTATGAATCGTTTTATTTCATATACAGATGATGCCGAAGTTAAAGGTATTCAAGCAGTACCTAGCCATGACATTGTAAAAAATGCAATTGAGATTTTAATGTATGGAACATTCTTTTCCGAAAACACAGAACAGATCAAAAAAGAATATTCAAGAGTATTCAAGATAAGTGGTAGATACATTTTGAATGATAACTTTGATCCTGACTTTCACGAAAAAACTAAGCATGGTATCGTAATCCGTGGTCCATATACAAGTCAATTTCCGCCAGATACAACTGGAGGAATTACAAGACAGTACATGAGTCGCTTGTGGAGTTTTGATGCAAGTCTTATTCGATACATTGCAGAATGTTATCAGAGGATGTATGCACACATGATTACGAGAGTTAACAATGGTGGTTACATTGACATTGAACATTTGTTATTTAATTATTTAAATCCATCAAACATTCGTGTTCCAGATAAAATTGGAATTGAAGGTGGTATTGCTCCTAACGGTACACAGGTGTCAGAGTGAAATACGAAATCTTTCAAATTTGTTTCGACAAAGATCAAATCTCTAAAGTTGATCCTCTATTTAAACCATTTGATAATACGTCAAATGAAAGACCTGAGTTGCGTGAATTTCATTCTTTCGATAGAATTGAGAAAGAAGAATTTGCAAAGGGTTTAGATGCATGGGGTGTTTTCGGTCCACGTTGGCAACAAAAACTTAGATATTCATCTGAAGTGATTATGAATTCAATTGATGATAATCCTGGACATGATGTTTACGTATTCAATCATGCAAGAGTTGTGAGTGCGTTCACGTACAACGTTTGGGAACATGGTGAAATATTCCACAAAGGAATTAAACAAGTAACTGCGGCCGCATTGAAAGCCGCAGGATACAATGACAAAGTTCTAGATGTTATTATGACAAAGAACATATGCTATTCAAGTTATTTTGTTGCAACAAAAGTCTTTTGGCGTGATTACTTAGATTTTGTTAGAGACATTTATGATAGACTAGAATCATTGACGGGAGAGAATGCAGAGATTTATCATGGTAGTGCAAACTACAGTAGAGATAAAAATCTCAGCATGTTTCCATTCATTGTTGAAAGACTGTTTTCTACTTTCTTACATTTACATCCTGAATACAAAGTCTATAGTCAACCAATTGATTTTAGTGTTTATAATGTTGGTGAGTTTGAGAAGCCACTTGTCGTATTGAATGAGATTAAAGAACTTTCACTCAAAATGGATTCACCGCAGATGTATCAGTATTGGGCAGTATTGCGTGAACACTTTATGAAACATCATCCACAACTCTTTCATTTAGATTGATATGATTATTGATTTGTTTAGACCTACTGTAGATTGGATTAAAGATGACTGGTATAGTAATCGTATTCGTTTTGTTGCTGAGTGTCTTGCTTGGGCTATTTCTATTGGCTGTTCAATTACCATGGCTGTCACAGTTCCCAATCCGCCCTTACTTACTTTGTACCCTATTTGGATCATCGGTTGTGCTATCTATGCTTGGGCTAGTTATACTCGGAAATCATTTGGGATGCTTGCTAATTACATATTGCTAACAACAATCGATTCAATTGGACTTGCGAGAATGTTATGGAACTAAATCAAATTTTAATTGCGACAACAGTATGGGGAATTCTATTAGCATTAGTATATCATCATATTACATTCGCTAAGATTAAAGAATGCTACAGCATGTGGTTCAGAAAAGAATACTGGACTGACTATAATACTGTAGAATTTTTAAGTTGGGCGGCCAAAGCATTCATCATTGTACCAGGTTTGATTTTTGGTATACAAATTTGGTGGTTGTATTTCTTCACACTTGCGACAAGCCTAACACTCATATGGGCAAGCGAAAAGAAACTATTGCCAACATTGGTGGGATTCAATACCATATGGGCATGGATATCTTGTATGGTACTCGCACAGCACTTGACTTGACATTCCATGATTGATGAGTTATAATGAATGTATTCGCTTAAGGAGTACTTATGGAAAACAAATCTTGGATTATAACGTTGGAAAAAGATGCCGAAACTGGTGACTTAATTCTTCCTTTGAACGATGAAATACTTGCAGAAACTGGTTGGCAAACTGGCGACACTTTAGATTGGATTGACAATGGTGATGGGAGTTGGACTATGAGAAAGAAAGAAACGCAATGGGTTCTTGTTGAAGCCGTTTCTACGTTCCGTGAGCGATACATGGTAGAAGTTCCTATTGGCACAGATCGCTATGGTAAAGATAAATCGGAGTGGGCACTTGATACTGTTACTCTAAGTGAAGCAAAAGAATTTTCACAAGAACATTTGGGTGAAACTATTGTGTCACATCGTATTGTGACTGAAGAAGAAGCACTTGCATTGTGTGATATTGATAATGACTATGCAAAAGCGTGGAATGATCAATTAAAAAAGAAAACATTTTTCACAAGTATAGATGAACATTTGAAAGACTGATTATGACTTTGCCTGATGAAAGATATCGTTCGTTGAGATGCGGACAACAATTACTTTTAGATTTATTGAATCCTAAAGTAACACCAAAAGTGCCTAAATACGTGCGTGAACGTGCAAGAAGTATTCTAAGGCACTATCCCGATCCATATCATTTCACAAAGATTGTAGAAGCATTGCCTGAAGATTTTGTTGTTAACAGTCCATTTACAAGGATATATGATGAATCAAAAAGTGTATGATGAGGTTGTACAGTTTTTAGAAAACTTATTGCATCCAGAAGGATTTGGTTGGGCAGTTACTAGTGAAGTTCATAGAGAAGCAAAAAGACTATTGAGTATTATAGAACATGAAAGAGAAGACGTTAGAGAATTATCTTAAGCAAGATGATTTTGAAAAACTAAAAAACACTTTGCTAGGTGGATCAGTTCCTTGGTACTACAATGAACTCCCTAGCGAATATTCTTTCACGCATTCTTTTTATAAAAATCATCAAGTTGCAACATCTCATTTTGAGATTATTACGCCATTCATTGCTTTGCTTAAACCCAAAGCAATTGTAGAGATTAAAGCATATTTGTTTCCGATGACAAAGAATGTTATTACATATTCAATGCAGTTTGATCAGCCCTTTAAAACTAAGGGTGCAATCTTTTTTGTAAACAGTAATGATGGTCGTACAATGCTTGACACTAGCAAGTCAATTGAATCAGTTGAAAATAGAATGTCGTTTTTTAATACGTATCATCCTTATTGGAATACAAGTTGCACAGATGAAAATTGTCGTGTTCTAATTAACTTTAATTATTTCTAATATGACAGTAAAAAACTACGAAATTGTAAATGACTTCTTAGACAAAGAAGTCTTTGAATCATTGAAGACGTATCTAATGTCAGATAATATTCCATGGTTTAATATGATTGGTCCTTGGGGTTATTTCAATCATCAATTTTATTCTAATGTCGATGAAAGTCCATTTTTTGATAAACTCTTTCCTATTACAGAAAAATTAAATGTTAAAATTCCAATCTCTATTAGTGGAAAACTATTCTGTAATACTGGTGCATTGTCACAACATTTGATTCCTGTTGAAGTGTCTGATCCACACACTACAGCAATCTTTTTTGTTAACAGTAATGATGGATACACTATGTTAGATGATGAGACTAAAATTGAATCTGTTGAGAATAGTGTGCTGTTTTACGATGGATCAAGGCAAACAATAAATACAAATTGTGCGGATCAAAAAGTTCGTATATTATTAAAATTTGAGTACTTCTAATGAAAATTTACATAAACAATTATCGCAATCATTGGCTAAGCCCATATCACATCCTAAAGTTTGTTTGCTTTTGGGAAAAAAGTGATGACATATTTTACAATCTTGAAGATAAACCTAACGCACCTTACGAGAAGTGGGTTAATTTTTTAGACCCTATCTGCAAAGTGATTGCAAAAGTCTTGGATGTAATTCATCCTAAAGTTGACTATGTGAAGATTGACTATTGGGACACTTGGTCTATGGATCACACCCTTGGGCAGATTGCATTGCCCATGTTAAAACAATTGCAGATAAAAAAACATGGCGCACCTTGGGTTGATGATGAAGATGTGCCAGAAGAATTGAAGTCTACTTCAGCGCCAGCAAAAGAAAATGAATGGGATACAGATGACAATCATTTCAAGCGTTGGGATTGGGTCATGAATGAAATGATTTTTGCGTTTGAAAATCACATTAATAAAGAATGGGAAGAAGCATATCGTTCGGGCGAATTTGACCATAAGTCAGTTGCTTGTGAGTGGGATGAAAATGGCAAAGCCAAACTGTTTAAACTGGAAGAAGGTCCGAATCACACATACAAATGTGACTACGAAGGCATGGCAATTGTTGAGGAACGAATCAAGAACGGATTTCGTTTGTTTGGTAAATATTACCAGAATCTTTGGGACTGAATATAAATACTCCTATGATTATAAAATAGGAGAACCAAATGGATTTTTTTACACCGCAAGCGGCAAAACAATTGATGCCGAAAGTGAAAAATTTTAATCAATGGTATGAATTATTAAATACAATTTTACCTGATTACGATATCGACACACCACATAGAGTTGCCGCATTCATGGCACAATGTGGACACGAATCAGGCGGATTCACCCTATTGCAAGAGAACCTGAACTATAGTGCAAAGGGACTCAGAGGAACGTTTGGTAAATATTTTTCAACAGATGAGATTGCAAAACAATACGAAAGACAACCTCAAAAGATTGCAAATAGAGTTTATGCAAATCGTATGGGCAATGGTGATGAGAGTAGTAACGATGGATGGACTTATCGTGGTCGAGGAATTGTTCAAATCACAGGAAAAAATAACTATATAAAAGTGTCACAGAATATGTTTGAAGACGATTCTTTAGTACAGAATCCAGACATGTTACTTGATCCAGAATATGCAATTCACTCAGCAGGATGGTTTTGGACTGCCGCTAAGTTAAATGATTTAGCAGATATCGGAGATTTGAAGTTGATGACTAAACGCATTAATGGCGGTTATATAGGACTTGAAGATCGTATTCATCATTACAATCATGCGATTGAAATTTTAACTTGAAGGAAAGTTTATGTTTAAAAAAATTAAAGATTGGGTTCTAGGAACTAAACCTGTTGAACAATCAACAAATTGGCCACATCCAGAGCCAGTTGTTGAAGTGCCGAAGGCTCCAGAGCCAGTTGTTGCAAAGATTGAAGAACCCAAACCAGTTCCAGCAAGTCCTGTCAAAAAACCTGCGGCTAGAAATTATTCAAAAAAGAAGCCTGTAAAGTAATATTATTAAACGAGAAAATCTATAGTGCTGACATTGAATATTTCCATGCGTATTTGCTTTTCGTGTGATCTTTTCGAATACAAATCATACAGATAGTCTCTAAGTTGTATTTTTTCAATTAGTTGTTTGTTATATTCGTCCCAACGTTCTTCATTTTTTCTCGCATGAACATCGGCTAGTATGCCATCTACATTTGCATAACTTGGCGCAACGATTGGAAACCATCGAACGGCGTCCATTTATTTTGCATTCCGGTACATTTCATATGTCACAGCACGAACTTCTGAATCATCCGAAGTTCCCAACAAATGCGCTAAACTATTATATATCTTTGATACTTGTTCTTTATCGCATTGTGATCCCTTTGATTTCAACCACTCTATTACTTTTACCTTACGTTCATATGGATGATGCGTAGTTAACGCAATAGTTTTAAACTCGCCTAGATCACATGGTACCTGCGCTGTTGACCCAACAATCAACGCAGACATTCCTATGAATAGAATAATCCATTTCATTGCGACATTTCAGACGATGCTAGGTTAATTCTAGTTTTCACTATTGTTAGATCAGTAGGTTCCTTTTTCCATCCCACAGCAACATATCCGTCAAAGTCTCCAATCTCAGGAGGAATACCACCACGGCAAACAAATGTCACGCCTTGTTTAGATTCCCATTCAGAAGATTTATCAAGCACACTTATTTTATCGCAAACAACTTCACCATTTAACATACCAATGATGCCAGCATTTCTAGATTGATCTTTACTAAACAAACTAGAATTTAATCCATCTAATGAATTATCTCTTCCTTTTGGACCAAACGCTAACATTGTTTTTCTTGTATTCACATTAAGAGATGCTTTGTGTACAATTACAGTTGTTGCTTCTAAATCTTTTTGTAAACTCCCTGCAACTGGAACAAGATGGTTCACTTCTTTAAGATTTGTCACATGACTTGATTGTGTAATTGCATTTAGAATTACAACTCTACTATCCCATGCAAAGTATCCAAAAAAGAATATACTAGCGAGAAGAATAACTTCAAACAATTTGAACGGCGTGTCAACCCACTTAATTAAATCAATAGCCTTATCTACCATAGAAGATGCAGATTTTGTAGCACCACTCACATCAACACTAATTACTGATGTTGGTGCAGGTGATACTTTTTTAACTGTTCTTTTTACTGTTGCCTTTTTAACAGGTGTTGCTTTTTTTGTAGTTGGTTTCGCTATAACTTTTTTTGTTACCATTATAGTATTTTACTTTCTTTAATCTTTCATTGAGCCAATTTTCTTTGAACCAAAACCTAATCTATCTTCCAAGACGGCAATATGTTGGCGATTTTCCATGATAGCATCACGGTTCTTTTGAATTTCTTTTTCTAAGTCTTGACGTAGTTTTTCACGGGCTAATTCAGCACCGCTGTTACTTGCTTGTTTATTATCTGTTGTAACAACTAAACTAACTTTTTGATTCAAAATAGTTACATCGTGTTGAATAGAACCCAATGCTTGAATTAAGTATCCCGTTGAACCAATGAGTAGTGGTAATAGAGCGAACAATAGTTTCTCTATAAATGCGCCTTTAGCACTTTCTTTATTTTCTTCTGCCATTTTACTTTCCTTTGTTATATAAATCGAAAAGCGATTTTACTTTGTCTTCTAAGACACCAATTCGCACATCCATTTTTGCTAAAACAATAACGAGAGTAATAAACGCTAAAAAAACTGGCCATGCTTTTAAAAGTATTTCTACCATGTCCATAACTATTCCCTCCCTAGGATTAATAGCATTATTATTTATGGTAAACCAAGTCTTAGGACGTTGCGTAAAAACAACACTTTCTGTAGGGGGATTTTGTTGTTTTTGTGCAACAATGTGGAAAGTACTTGACTTACATCCTCACTATGCTATACTGTAAGTATGGTAATGAGAAAAAAACGTTCTGATAGAAACCACGTTCTGTACAAAGTTACTTGCGTGGATACAGGTGATACATACATCGGTTTGACTGTTGCACAGGGTCAAGCCTACTTGCGTTCCGTGAAAGTTCGGTGGCAAAAGCATGTGAGCCGTGCAAAGTGCGAAGACAAAGATTGGGCAATGTGTAATGCATTGCGTGAATTGTCTGGCGCAAAGTGGCAGTATGAAGTGATGGAAATCATACGTGGTCGCAAACCAGCCCACCAACGGGAACGTGAGTTGATATCAGAATGCGAACCAACATTAAATACATTCTGACTTGACATGCCAATTCAAGTATGTTAAGATGTTAAACATGAATGGAGATTTTATGAACACTAAAGAAATGACACTAACTGCCATTTTGGTATTTTTAGCAGGCATGTTTGTTGCCGTTATTATATCCTCTGCGATTACGATATGGGCAATCAATACTGTATTTTTAACTTCAATTTCCTTTGACTTGGAAACTATTTTAGCATTAGCGTATTTACAATTCCTAGTCGGTTCTATGATTAAAGGAATGAAATCATGAATATGTTTATCGTACTCAATGTATTGTTCATGGTAATGTGTTGGAAGTTTGCAACCATTGACTTTAAGAATGGTAACAATAAAATGGGATGGCTGAATATATTTTTTTCAGCATGGAATGCGGCGGTAATTGCAGATAAACTTTTTTAAAGGAAAAATCGTGAAATACAAAACTTTAGCGTTTGCTTTGATTGCATCATTTGCAACTATTGCATCCGCACAGGAAGTTGTTCAGTATGACTATGCTAGGGTTGTCAATGTTGATCCAATTCTAAAGACTGGTTTCAATACTGTACCACGACAATCATGCACCACAATCATGCAAGTTGGTACCAATCAGGAACAACAAAAATGCACCACATATCACGATAAAATGTATTATACTACACCAATCGGATACAATGTGACAATTGAATATGATGGCGAATTGCGTACAGTAAAACTTGCTAAAGAACCTGCAATGAGAGTGCCGATTAAAGTTGTTAAACGAATTTATGTAATAGAATGAAAGCATATATAAAAGCAGTATTACTGATAGCATTCACTAATGCAGTACATGCAGAAGTGAATGTCGTATCCGATTCTGCTGAGAATGGAACGTATCAAGCAAAAATTCTAACTAAGGAACTTGTGTTTGATAAACAGGATAGACTTGTATCACGGCAAGTGTGCAATAAAATCCAACAGCGGACTCATTATGATAGATTCGATAATTCAATTACCATAGTGACTCCGAATCAAATTTCTTGTAGAATCGTATACGAAAATGAAACTCAAAATGTATTGAGTGGATATTACGTTACTTACGACTATAAAGGAAAAATTATGTCAACAAAATTAAATTATGACCCTGGTGAGTTTATCAAAATTCAACAAGGTCAATAATGTTCTACATATACGGAGCAGAAAATAGTAGGGCTACAGATAAAGCAGAAAATTTATTGCTGGCATCTCACCAACAATATAAAATTTTTCTTATCGGCAAACACTATACTGTAAACCAATTGTTAAGATTGCATCCAGAAACGAAGCAAATACCTCACGTATATCATGGGCTTAATTATATTGGCGGACTGAAAGAGTTGTATGACCATCTATATGAATTAACAAAATTAGATAATGACCAAGATGATACTTGACAATCCGCCGAGTTGTGAGTATACTAGAAACATTGACAAACGTTATTTTTAACATGGAGAACTTTGATATGACGAATTTTTATTATGCGAGTGCTAATACAAGTGAACAAAAAGCATTTCGGAAGTGGCTTGTTAGCCACCTCAAATTTGGTCCCGTGACTGTTAACTTTCAAAAGAAAGATGGTACAATGCGTACCATGAAGTGTACACTAGAAGAATCTGCAATTCCAGTATACGAAAAGAAAACAGAAATTGCACGTACTAAAACAAGTGATGAATCTATCTCTGTAGTTGACTTAGAAAAAAACGAATGGCGTTCATTCCGTTACGATTCTATTAAATCTGTATCATTTACATTGGGTGAATAAACTATGAAATTTTCCAAGATTAATCCTGGTGCCGATGCAAAAGCATATGGCATGGAACCTTCTTGGACCAATCAAGCCGAGATGAAAAATCTTAGAAGCGAAGAAATTCGTGCATTGAATTGGTATAACTATTTTTGTGATAACAAGCAAGCAAAAACGTTTGTTGTTGAATACATGGATAGCATTGATAGATCAAAAGAAGAAATTGCACTAGTCGCATCAAGTGACGCATCTATTCCAGTACAACTTGGTTGGGTAGCACGTATGATGTGTATGGGCTACGAACCCTCCGAATCATTCAAGAAATTCTTTGTCAAAGAGTTTAAAAAAGTTCTTGAAACTGCAAAGAAAACAAAAGCAAAACATGTCTCTAAAACCGAACAACACATTGCAGTAATAACTGTTAACATTCAAGAGCGTATACGTGAGAAGGCACTTGAAGAAGTTGGTGAAATTGAAGGGCTTGTGGATGACTTTATTGCTGGCGGATGTAAGTCTGCACCAGACATGCAATCGTATCTAAAGAGCAGAGAGTTATCTGCTATCGTGCAGAAACGCATGTGTGAAGTTTTCATCAAACGTTCTAAAGAGTTTGAAGATGCGATGAATACGTCCGATGCTGATATCAAAGAGGGTTATTCTAATTTCAGTAAAGTTCAATTGCGTAAGGTTAAAGAGTTCTATGATGCAATTGTTGCAGAAACAAATCGTGGCGCAGAATCAAAACCCACACGTAAAACACGCAAGGTAAAAGAAAAACCCCCAAGTGTCGTTGCCGCTAAAGTGCAATACATGAAAGAGTTTGCTGATTTGCAATTGAAGAGTATTCTACCAGAGAAGATCATCGGTGCGAATCAAGTGTGGTTGTACAATACCAAAACTAAATTGTTGGGTATGTACAATGCAGATAATGCAAAAGGTTTGACAATCAAAGGTACGACAATTCAAAACTTTAATGTTGAAACATCCATTGGCAAACGTTTGCGTAAGCCTGAAGTGACTGTTAAGCAACTACTTGATGGTGGTAAGATTGTACTGAAGAAACTTCTAGATGGTTTGTCTACCAAACCTAGTGAGTTGACAGGACGCATTAATTCTGATACAATTGTTGTCAGAGTGGTAAATTAAATGTCTATAATGATTTTAAAAGATTTGTTCAGTACTGTAACTGTTGACGCATTTACATACGAACACAACATTTGTGAATTCTTTCCTATCAAGGAATCAATTCATTACATGCCTTTATGGTGGAAAACTCTACCAAAAGAAAATATTGTAGTTCAGCCAAGTGATAAAATTCAAGTTCCGTATCCTGTAGCAACAATGAAAAGGTGTACTGGATTTACCGACTTATATAAAAAGAGTTTCACATTACCGCTTTGGGCTGACGTTGTAATATCATCTAATGATCAAGGAGAATTTGGATACAAATCTTCATGGAATGATTTTAAAATAGAATCACACGATAGGCATCAGTATGGTCCAACGTTTGACAACTTCATACATTTGAAAATTTTATCGCCATGGCTACTTAAAGAAAAAACTGGCGTTAAGTTTTATTTTACTGATCCTATGTGGAACAATCCAGAATTGATGAATCATTTTTTTATCGCTGAAGGAATGATGGATTTTAAATATCAATGTGCTACACATGTCAATGCATTTATTAATAAGACAAATGCTAATCTTATGTTCGAGGCTGGCAATCCTCTCAGTCGCATTATACCGATGACTGAAAAAAAAGTTAAAGTTAAATGTCATGCCGTAACTGAACAAGAACATAAAAAAATATGGGATGAACAGAAACGTGATTTCTGGTTCACACACACATACAACAATTTCAAAAAAGCCCTTGAGAGTAAAAAATGATTTTAATTGATTTGAATCAAGTGATGATTTCCAATTTGATGATGCAGATTGGTTCTAACGCATCGACACCGTTAGATGAAAATTTAATTCGTCACATGGTACTAAACAGCATTCGCATGTACAATACGAAATTCAAAGAACAATATGGTGATATCGTTATCTGTAGCGATGACAAGAAGTATTGGCGCAGAGACTTCTTTCCCTACTACAAAGCAGGTCGTAAGAAAGACAGAGAAGCATCTCCGTTCGATTGGAATCTAATTTTCGAAACTCTAAACAGAGTACGTGATGAAATCAAGGAACACTTACCATATAAAGTTATCCAAGTTGATAAAACAGAAGCCGATGACATTATCGGTACACTATGTTACAAATTCGGCACACAACTCAATAATGACGCAACTGAAAAAATTCTTATTCTCTCTAGTGATAAAGACTTTATGCAATTGCAAAAATTTGTCAACGTGGAACAATACAGCCCGATGGGCAAAAAATTCCTACGCACAAATAGCGCAGATAAATTCCTAAAAGAACACATTCTTAAAGGTGATCGAAGTGATGGCATTCCAAACTTCTTGTCTTCCGATGATACTTTTGTTGCTGAAAGCCGTCAGAAACCTGTAACTGAGAAAAAACTAAATAGTTGGCTAGAACAAGAACCTGAGACTTTTTGTGATGAAATTATGTTGAGAAACTATAAACGCAATGAAATGCTTATTGATCTCTCTAAAATCCCACAAGAAATTCAGTCTAAAATTCTAGAACATTATGACTCGGCTAATGAAAATAGCAGAGACAAGATTTTTAATTACTTTATCAAGTATCGTTTGAAGATGCTGATGGAACACATACAGGAATTTTAACATGGCTATTGATGTTAGTAGAATGACTTTGCCCGAGATACTTAAACACGTATCCGAATTATCGGCAGGTAAAAGAGTTGATGCGTTGAAACAAATTGGCAATCTACGAAAAGATGTAAAAGTTCTTTTGTGGTACGTTTATCGCAATGATGTAAAATTTGAATTACCTGAGGGTTCACCTCCATACAAACCTATGGAAACACCTGACAATTGGGGACACAATAGATTGCCAAAAGAGATGCGTAAATTTGAATATTTGCTTGCAACTTATAACACTAATTCAATTAAACGTGAAAAAATCTTTATTGAAATTTTAGAATCAGTTTCGCCAGAAGAGGCAAAACTCATCCTTCAAATTAAAGACAAGAAATTGTCGTATAAAGGCTTCTCACGCAAACTTGTTGAAGAAGCATTACCAGAAGTTTTTCTAGGGGAAAAATAATTTCCATGACAAGCAAAAGTAAGAAGTATAATACCTTTCGTGAATTCTACGAAGACGATGATCGCCCACGTAAAAAGCCTAAAGTAGTTAAAGAGTCACAAAAACAAAAAGACAAATTTAGGTCACAGTTGAGATTTATGGATCCAAAAAATATAAAGGACGAAGACTTTGATGAATACGAAGAGAGTTGATAACATTGTTGTCATTGGCGGCGGCACAGCAGGATGGTTGACTGCATTACTTGCTAAACAATTTCAACCAAATAAAAATGTTGTACTCATTGAAAGCCAAGAGTTTGGCATTCTAGGCGCAGGTGAAGGAACAGTTCCTTGGTTTCCTACTCTACTTGCACAATTAAACATACCAGTTAGATATCTTATTAAGAGATGCAAAGCAACAATCAAACAAGGAATTCTATTTGAGAATTGGAATGGAAATGACGATAAGTATTTTCATTCGTTTGGTTGTAATGAACGCTTTGATTTAGCAAATTTAAATTTCTCAAGAAATCTTTCTCTCAATTCGTTTCTGCTTGCACTAGCGGCAGATGAATCTACAGAGACAATTAACATTTCAGAAAAAACTTCACTACAAAACAAAGTTGGTTCCATTCGTATGGATTCACTATACGAAGATAATCCTGATGAATTTGCAAAGTATCATCAATTGACAGAATTTGCATTACATTTTGATGCAAGGGAGTTAGCAGATACATTAAAGGATGTTGCACTAAGTAGACACATCGTTAGAGTTGAGGGAATTGTATCCGATTTCGATAGTGATGAGAATGGAATAACAGCAATCAAATTGAAAGATGGACAATCAATCAAATCAGATTTTATCTTTGACTGTTCTGGATTTAGAAGACTTGTCATCGGCAAGCACTTTGGTGCAACATGGAAAAGCGTAAGAGATATTTTACCATGTGATTCTGCTATACCATTCTTTATTGAAAACAAAACAAAAGAGTTGCCACCATACACTAGTGCAACTGCAATGAATGCTGGTTGGGTTTGGAAAATTCCAGTACAAGGACGATATGGCTGTGGATACGTTTATGATTCACGTTTCACAACTGAAGAAAACGCAAAGCAAGAAGTCGTAAATAAATTTGGCGATGTAAGATTCCCAACTAAATTTACATTTGATGCAGGCTACTATGAAGAATTTTGGATTAAAAATTGTATTGCAGTTGGACTCTCATCTGGATTCTTAGAACCACTTGAAGCAACATCAATTTGGATTACAACTCACATGGTTCAATACGCACTTGAATCGTTTGACCAAATGCAAAAGCAAGATCAATTCATTATCAATGAATACAATGAAAAGTTTAGAAAACGTTTTGAAGATACTGTAGACTTTTTACGTTTGCATTACATTACAGACAGAGATGATACCGATTTCTGGAAGCATTGTAAGCAAATTAAAAATTCTGATAGACTGAATTCTATTTTAAAGAAAGCAGAAAAAAGAATTTTGCATTACGATGACTTTAAAGATAGTTCGTTTGAATTGCAAAGTTGGTTGACAATCTTTAATGGTATCGGTTTGATGAACCAAGATTTGATTCGCACATACTTAGAAGATAACAATATCGACAAAGCAATTCCTGCATTCTTGGAATTCACAAAGCATGTAGAATTAGCATCGGAAGAATGCACGGATCACTATGAATTGATTGAAAAAGTTCGTTTGTAAACCGTCAAAACCAGCCGTTTAGGCGGCTCTACAGGACGGACTGTACTCTGACACTATTCACGCCCTAGAAACCGCCTAAAACCGGTTCTAGGGCGTTGTTTTTTCCCCACAAACATGTTGTTTTTGCACAACAATGAAAAAAACTCAAAAAAACCCTTGACTTACCCTCCGAAGCGAGTATACTTGTATCTGTAGTGAGTGAGATTGATTGGAGATTGAAATGATTACGATTTTAGCGATTTTGATGGGTTTGTTTGTTGCGATGGTTCTGTTTGGTGCCGCTGTTGGCGGTTCTGTTAAAACCCTCGGTTAATTGATAAAGGAAATGAAAATGATGTACGAAGCACTAGAAACCTTGAAGAATGACATTGTTGCCGATTACGAAGGTTGGCAAAACGTTGGCGGTAAACCCCGCACCGAAATCCAAGCACGGATGCTTGATGAATTCATCAACGGAATTCGTATTGACGAAGGTAGCAAGTACATCAAGATTGTTACTGGTTCCTCGGTTTGGGGTTTCATTGTAAAAACTGATACCGACAAGAAATTCCGCAAAGGTGACATTCTGAAAGCGGCTGGTTGGTCGGCTCCCGCACGTAACGCCGCCCGTGGTAACATTCTGGACGGTGGATACACAATCCAGTGGATGGGTCCTCACTATCTGTGATTGTTGCAAAAAAGCAACAACTTGAAAAATAGTTGTTGACTTTTCTGCCCAATAGAGTAGAATAGATTCTGTAGTGATTGAGAAATAGGAAATTTGAAATGCGTACTAAGACTTTTATTGACGGCTTTAAAAATTCACAAAAAATCCGTGTGATGTTTGATGGATTTGGTGTCTACACTACTGTAGGCGGTGTGTGTGGTACGTTTGCTACTGCTAGCCATAGCGCCGCCGCTTGTGATGCATTGTTGAAATTGTCTTATATGCGTTACATGGCTAAAAAAGATAACGAGTTGGTTCCAACTGGTTTGGGTTATACAACCCGTGGTATGCAAGTTCAGATTGATTTGATTTAAGGAAATAGAATGACTACATTGACAACCGATATCTCCTACGGAATGTTTAGCGAAGTTGGTAACTTAGCAGTTCATGGCGTTGTCGTTACTGCAATTACAATGAACCTGACATGGCCACAGACTTACAAGTGTCTCAACATGTTAGCGAAATCTGACTACAGTAAATTTGGCGAAGTGATGGATACCGAAGTTCGTGAGTGTGTTTATCGTGCATGTGGTTTTACTTCTGACTTTTATGGTGCTTAATATGATTACATACAAATTTTATGTTGGTAAAGATGTTTACGAATTCACCGCAGAATCTAAACTGAATGCGATGGAAATGTGTAATCGTCAAGTGATTGATAAGTTGGATTTGCATCCTATGGCTTGGTTTGATGCTGGTCAAAATGCATTTTCGTGTCAGTCTGGCAACTTTTTTGATTAAGGAAACAAAATGAAAATCGAAACAGCAATTGGTATTCTGAATAAAGAACGTGAATTTTTGGGTTTGGGTTTCTTGGAGTTGTTGCAAGATATCCAAAAAGAAGGTAAGATGATTTACTCCGAACGAGTGATGGAAGCCTTTGAACGGTTCATGGTCGATGGTCGCAAGATGTTTGCCCCTGTTGCAGAATAACAACACTACCAAAAATAGTTGTTGACTTACCCACCCAACCTGTTAAACTAGAGTCTGTTGAGTTGATAAAGGACATTGAAATGCGAACAGCGAATGAACAAACCCTCTGGGAAATCCAAGCATACGGTGCTAAGAAATCTGAAATCCTTGAGTCCGTTACGGATTCAATCAGTTTCAAATTTTCTGGTCCTGGTATGGTGATTGCAAGTTATCTTTCCGATGCACAGGAAATGATTGCATGTGGTAGTTCGAATGATGCACGGCAGTATATCAATATTGCCAAAATGTTGATGATGGAATTCAATTTAGGTTTTAAGGAATAAATAAGATGATGCTAGTTATCTCTACCCAATACCACGAAAATTATGGCGCACATGATTGGGATGGTGAAGGTGAGTGTCCTCAATATTGGAAAGCAAAAGGCGGTTGCGAGTATAAGATACTTGACGTTCCGCTTAATGTAGACTATAATGAGTTAGTCAAATTTGCGTTGACTGGTATCGAAACGGACAATGAGTATAATCGTGAGACTATGATCGATTGGTCCATTGAAAGTGATGATTATCTTTCATGGTTCGAAAAATCCCAGTTGGAGTTTGATGGTGTTATCACCAGCAAAGAACCGACAATGACGTATCAAGAAGTTTTGGCTAAACAAAAGGAACTAGCATGAGTAAGATGGCCGAATTGGCAATGGAGATTGAAGAGTTGTACCTACAAGGTTACAATGAATTCACGATTGCAACAATGCTTAGTGTACCAGTAGAATTGGTAGATGATTTTGTTGCAAGTTTTATGGATGTAGAGTATAATGAAAGCATGGACGGAGACTTTGATTCCGCTATGACTTCAGCAGGAATGGGAACAAATGAGGACTATGGTGATTACGGTGAAAGTTTGTAGATCAAAACCACGTAATATGGTGGCAAAGGACTTGCGTAGTCCTAAGTATCGTATGCGTGTGGTTGAAGATAAACGCAAAAAAGAACCAAAGCACAAGGAACAATATGTATATTGAAGGCATGGGTCCGAGACAATCTATTGCCGTAGAAGTTTTGGACACAATTCGGTTTGGTGCATTAGATAAGATCAAAGGCGCAAACGGATATGCAAAGAAAAAACTTGACAGAGGTGATGGTTATGTGATACCATTTGGGTTGAACAAAAATTGTTATGGTGCAGTTGTTGTGAAATCACCGAAGAATATTGAAGTGAAGTTGTCAATTAATAACAAACGATCTTCAGTATATTTTAAAAAGTGTTATGATGTAAAACGTTTTCTTGTAAGGAAATTTGTAGAATGAATATCAATAAACCGCATCCAAATATTGCGATTCGAACAAACATTAGTGTTGATTTGAGTGCTAATCAATGGAATTTAAAAACAGATGAGTTTCCAAGAATCGTAATTGAAAAGGTTGCGTCATTCTTGAATAAGCGAGTGATGTATGAATACAATAAAGGCGAGCCGAAAGAAATGTTAGTTCAAGGCGTAATGTCACTAGCAGATCAATTTAAGATTTATGGTGCGACAAGCAAAGAAACAAAAAAAGTTCTTGACAATTTGCTCGAACAAGTGTATAATTGAAAGAAAAAGGATATATAATGAATGAGGTCGAAAAAGAAGTATTGCTGATTGCACAAGAAGAGTGTGCAGAAGTGACACAAGCGATTAGCAAAGTTTTTCGATTTGGCATTGATGCAGTTCATTTGGAACGCACCAATCGACAAAGGTTAACAGAGGAAGTTGGAGATTTGTTTTGCATGATTCAATTGATGATTGAAAATAAAATCATCAACATTGATGAAGTGGAACAGGCTTCACAAAACAAACGCAAGAAATTGCAAATGTGGTCAGACATTTTTACTAAAGAGAAAATTTAATGAAACTATTATCGGTACAGTCAAAGACGAATTATATGCCATCAAGTTGGCAGGGTAATTCTCGCTTTGAGATTGCCGATTGCCACACACCTGGAATGGGGGCTTGCACCTGAGGACCAAAAACCTTAAATGCAAACAAAAGCCCCCTAGCCTAAAAAACTAGGGGATTTTTATTTGTGTTTACAAAAAACAACAGTACCAAAAAATATTGTTGACATGGATAGCGTATCGTGTTATACTCTATTCATAGATTGAGAAATCAATCAAATGCTCTTTAACAATTTGCCTGTCAATTTGCACCGTTCGTCTATCGGTTAGGACACAGCCCTTTCACGGCTGGAAGAGGAGTTCGATTCTCCTACGGTGTACCATATTGAAACATTTTGCTCGGTAGTTGATATGAACGCCCTTGCCATCCAGTGAAATAGAGATATCCGGCCGGTAGATTCTCAAAGCGGATGAGTTCAATGAATAATGTTGGCCGCAACCAACGAAAACATTGAGTATGCGAAAGCAGGTAGTAAACAGAATGTTTCAATATGGTAGATACGTAGGTGTGCGCTGAAAGGCTAGGCAACGGTTTGCAAGTCCGTATAATGCAGGTTCGAATCCTGTCACCTACTCCAAACAATGGAGAGTTGGGTGAGTGGTTAAACCAGCGGTTTGCTAAACCGTCATCCAGAAATGGGTGCATCAGTTCGAATCTGATACTCTCCGCCAGAATCCCGTTACTATTTTCGTTAAAATAGCGTTTGATTAGCGATAGAGATCCGGTGGCAGAAAACCGTTAGCGTGAGGATTAAAAATACCCTCGCAGGCTCTGATAGGCAGAATCTCAACTGCACACAGACTTTGAATAAATGAGATGGACAGAGTAACTGCTCAATTAGGGGCTTGTTTGGAAGCAAGTAGCCTATCCTAATACACAATATAGATATGCACAATAATAAGGTTATTGTATATACCTATATGTATTTGGTCTTAAAGTGTTCATGGACGCACGATGGCTTGTCACGCCATAAGAGTGGGGATCGTTACCCCCTAAGACCGCCAGATTTTATATAAATATATGACGATTTATAATTTTAAGAAATGAATAATATGATACGTACTATAAAAGAATTGACTGATAAGTTTTTTGAATTTTTGATTGACGATCCAGTTCGCCCAAACATTCCTCACGTTGATAGAATCGGAAAGAACAGAGATATCTTTGTGTTCCGCAATGAACAAGATGAAGTGAAAGCAATGACATGTGTTAGTTATCAAAACATGATTCCAACAAAAGAATCTGAGTTGTTTGAGATTTGTGATACGCCAGATGTTGCTGTATTCTATACGATATGGAGTTACGCACCAGGAGCAGGTCGCACGTTAATCTTTGATGCAGTAAAATCTATCAAAGAAAACAATCCAGACATTAAACGATTCGTAACACTATCTCCAAAGACTGATTTAGCAAAAAGATTTCATACACGTAATGGTGCTATAGTGTTTAGAGAAAACGAAGATACTGTTAACTACGAGTATCTACAAGTTATAAAGTAATATCGCAGGTAGGTCAAGGACCCGCATGGTCTCATAAGCCATAGTGAGAGTGGAGCGTTACCACTACCTGCAACCAAACCCGCCGGAGTAACGTCTGGCTACTGTGACCCGCAGGAAGGAGAAGTGAGTTCGTGACTCAAGGGTGGTACTACTTTTACCGAAGTAGCGTTGGCAATACGAGAATTCTCTTTGGTCGGGGAGCGGGTGGAGGGTACGTGTGAGGGATATGATAGCGTCATATCTTTCTGTACTATAATTACCGCCGCAGAGAGAAAGCATTTATTCCAGAGTAGCACAGCGGTAGTGCAGTTGACTGTTAATCAATTGGTCGTAGGTTCGATCCCTGCCTCTGGAGCCAAACAACGGAGAATGAGAAGCATTGGCGACTTCAGCAGACTGTAAATCTGTCACCTTAAGGTATACGGGGTTCGAATCCCTGATTCTCCACCAATCGGTTCAGTAGCACAGCGGTAGTGCAACTCCTTCATACGGAGTAGGTCGTTGGCTCGAATCCAACCTGAACCACCAATATGGGGGCATAACTTAACGGCTAAAGTAGTAGGCTTTTAACCTATTAATCCGAGTTCGATTCTCGGTGCCCCTACCATATAAAAACACTCTAAACTGGACGCAGGTTCTATGAAGTAAGACCTTGAATTGATCCTCAAGAAGGTATGGAGAATAAGAGTGTTTCTATATGGTGTCTATGATGTAGTGGTAGCATTAGGGATTGTGATTCCCTCCGTATGAGTTCGATCCTCATTAGACACCCCACAAAGGAGTAATATATGCCGTCAGTATTTTTAGTTAGTGACACACACTTTGGTCACCATGGTGTATGTACATTCATGCGTAATGATGGTGTGACAAAACTACGTCCATGGGATAATGCAGATGAGATGGATGAAGAAATGGTTAGGCGTTGGAACGATAGAGTTCGCCCTAACGATAAAGTTTATCATCTAGGCGATGTTGTTATCAACCGCAAAGCATTGGGAATTATGCGTAGGTTGAATGGTGACAAAGTTTTAATTCGTGGTAATCACGATATTTTTCGTGATGATGAGTATAGAAAACATTTCAGAGAGTTACGTGCATATCATGTAATGAACGGAATGATTCTTTCTCACATTCCTATTCACGTAGACAGTCTTGGAAGATTCGGTGTGAACATTCATGGGCATCTACATTCTAACAGAGTGATGATGCAACCAGTAGGTAAGTATGGTGTTCCAGTTCCCGATCCAAGATACTATTGTGTATGTGTAGAGCAAACAGATTACACGCCAATTCTTTTTGAAGACGTTATCAAACGCATCAAAGAAGAAGGTGGTGTAGTAGGATTTAAGAACGGAAATGGTTCTGCCGATTGAGCAAGTGTGGTCATTGCGCTGGTTTGAAAAACCAGAGAATCAGGATCGTAACCTGAAGTCGGTACCAAATATGCCCGGTTAGTTAAATGGTATAACAAACGCTTGATAAGCGTTAATCAGAGGATCGATACCTCTACTGGGTACCAAGTATATCGCCCCGATGGTGGAATGGTAGACACGCTGGTCTTAGAAGCCAGTGCCTAGTGCGTGAGAGTTCGAGTCTCTCTTGGGGCACCAATTACCCGATTAGTGAAATGAATATCACACCTTGCTACGAACGAGGAGTTGGAGGTTTGATTCCTTCATTGGGTGCCAATTAGGAAGTGTGGTCGAGTGGTCTATGGCGCTAGTCTTGAAAACTAGAGATCGGAAACGGTCCGTGAGTTCGAATCTCACCGCTTCCGCCAAGTTGTTGGGGGTTAGTTAAATGGTATAACCACGGATTTTGATTCCGTTGTCACAAGTTCGATTCTTGTACCCTCTGCCAACTATATAAAGTATGACAACTTAAAATGAAATTATGATTAATGATTACCTTGTAGTAGATAATATTTTAGATGATCCAGATTTGCTTGTTGACTTCTCTAAGAGAATAGAGTATTATAAACGAACGAATACAATCAATGGTGCGTTACTAAAAAGTAGTGAACCGATTGGTGGGTATTGGCAGGGGCTCAGATCAGATTTGTTAGAAGTTATCGATTACAGTTTGTGTAATAAATTGTTCAATGAAATTTTTAAAAAGATTACATCATACAATGTGCAATGCAAAATAGAATCATATTTGCATTTTGCGCCAGCGTTTGTTGGGCAACCCCAAAACAGTTGGTGGCATAAAGATGATGGTTCTGTTTTGTCTGGAGTGATTTATCTGAATAAAAATCCTCCGAAGAATTCCGGAACAATAGTTTTAGTTGACAATAAACCAATTGTAATCGATAATGTTTTTAACAGACTTGCTTTGTATAATGCAAATTTGTTGCATCGACCAGAACAATGTTTTGGTGATGATGTGAATAATGCTAGATTGACTCTAACATTTTTCATTAAAGAAGTAAAAGTTTTGCCCTTTTAGTATAATGGTATTACGCCTGTTTTGTAATCAGGTTACGGCAGTTCGATTCTGTCAAGGGGCACCAATAACGCCTTGTTAACTCAGCGGTAGAGTAACTCCTTTACACGGAGAAGGTCGGCAGTTCGATCCTGTCACAAGGTACCAAGAATAAAACCGAGTGTGGCGCAGTCTGGTAGCGCATCTGGTTTGGGACCAGAGGGTCGTAGGTTCGAATCCTACTACTCGGACCATATATAATGGGGGGTGTAGTGCTAATGGGAACACATCTGGTTTGCAACCAGAAATTGAGAGTTCGATTCTCTCCATCTCCACCAATTTTTATGCGGGATTAGTTTAGTGGTAAAACGGCAGTCTTCCAAACTTCAGTTATGAGTTCGATTCTCATATCCCGCTCCAGTTTATTCCGACCTTCGTTCAACGGATAGGACATGATTCTTCTAAAGTCATTATGGGGGTTCGATTCCCTCAGGTCGGGCCAGATTTAAAGGCGTATATGATTGAGCATAATTACAATATCTTTCCAGTTCTATTGAAAAGATTTGAAAATTTTTTGACACCTAACGAATGCATTGAAGTTTTAAATCAACTCATTGAAGAATCTTTGAGCGATTATGGTGTGTTTAATGGTAATGTAAAAACGTCATTTCTTGCACATGCACATATAGGACAAAAAAGTTTTACTCTGGATAACATCGAAAAACATTTCAATATAAAAGATAAACTTCAATTAGCAGTTAATCACTATGCAAAAGATTATGGATCTAAAAAACTTAAATTATCAAATTCTTGGATGAATGTACAATATCCAGATAGCAAATTAAAATATCATTGGCATGGTGGAAGTGTTATCTCAGGTGCTTTATATTTAAATGTTGATGATGATAGTAGTGATATATGTTTTTTAAATCCAAATTCGTTTGCATCATTTATTCCGGAATTCATTATGAATGAAAATGTAACTGAGTATTCATCACAAAATGTAAAATTCATGCCAACTGTTGGAGATTTAATTTTGTTTCCTAGTTGGTTAGAACATGGATCGGATAAAAAAAATCAATCTAAAGAGAGAATTGTTTTAAGTTTCAATACAGAATATGAACAATAAAATTTTTGATCAAATAGAAAATATCAATCTATCATTTACGATAGATGATTTAATGGAACGAATCTCAGATAGGTATCGTTGGCCTAGACATTATCTTAAACATGTGAGTGGTTGGAACTATGATAATGTTCCAAGCATAAAAACAATTCTACAGAATGATGAAGAGTTTTTTGATTTTTATTTGGATGATGGATACGTAGATGCAAACAAAGTACATGACATGTACAATAATGGATACACGTTAGTTCTAAGCAGAGTTCAATATTTGTTCAATGACATATCTAAGATAACAGATATTCTTATGAATGAATATGGTAATGCTACAGCAAACATCTATGTTGGAAAAGGAACGTCAGCAGTATCATTCAAAGACCATACACATCCATATTCAGTTCTTGTTAAGAATGTTCAAGGCAAATCAGTTTGGGTTTTGAACAATGAAGAATTCATAATGAACGACCAACATGCATTGTTTTTTGGTCCAAACGTTACGCACAGAGTTGACAGAATTATCGAACCAAAATTATCAATAACGTTTAATATTGTGAGTATGGCGAAATAGGTAGACGCAAGAGACTTAAAATCTCTCGCCGCAAGGCATGCCGGTTCGATTCCGGCTACTCACACCAATTGGGCTTATAGCATAAAGGTAGTGCCGTCAACTCATAATTGATAAAGTAGTGGTTCGAATCCACTTAAGCCCACCAAATATCTCGCTAGTGTAAAGGCAACATAGCGGTCTCCAAAACCGTTGATCGGGGTTCGAATCCCTGGCGGGATGCCATAAATAACTTGACAGGCAATTGTAATTGTGCAATAATGTAGTCATGAATTAGGAAATATTGTGGCAAAATTAAATTTGGAAGAAGTAAAAGAGTTCATTGAAAAACAAACGCCTGAGACTAAAATCTATTTGGGATGCGATTCTGAAAGATTACGTGTTGATGGAGTTTGGTATGCAGACTACATACTTGCAATCGTTGTTCATATCGATGGTAAACATGGCTGTAAACTTTTCGGTGAAGTGATACGTGAAAAAGATTTTGATAAAAAAGTTAATCGACCACGCTATCGTTTAATGAACGAAGCATATAAACTTTCGGAGTTATACTTGAAACTTTTTGACGTATTAGAAGATAGAGAAGTTGAAGTTCATTTGGATATTAATCCGAATGAAATGTTTGGTTCTTCATGTGTTCTTCAAGAAGCAATTGGTTACATTCGTGGAACGTGTAACGTAATTCCTATGGTGAAACCAAAAGCGTTTGCCGCATCATATGCCGCAGATAGACTTAAGGGATTAAAAATTGCTTGAGTTGATAAAGTATAGGGACGCACAGATGAGTACCTATACTTATTTTTGGATGCAAAATACTCGAATTATTGGTCCATATTTTGATAATGAACAGGATGCTATATCATGGTTAAGGCAAAACTTTTCCTCGCAATACTTGCAATACTCGGAGGACTCTCGGTCAATGCGGCAGTCATAGGAAATGGTGAGTATCGTTTCGGTCCAGATACGGCAGAAAACATTGCATGTAGTCTAGCAGAAGAACGTGCTAAGAAAGATGCTATTGAGAAATTTGTTGGTGAACTAATTGAACATTCAACGAACGAAATTTGCAAAGATGAGTATTGTACATCATACAGAAAATACTTTTCAGAGACAAGCGGTGAAATTAAAAACGTCATTAGCAAAGATCGATATCTAGCACCACAGCATAAGCAAAACGTTTGTTATGTTGACATTGTTGCAAACGTAGAAAAGATCACAAATCAAATTCAATTTACAGTAAACGGCAAAACAGACTATAAGCATGGCGATAGATTTGCATTCAATGCTGTTATCAATCGTGCTGGTAAACTTGCGGTATTCAACATGACAGGCAATGAATACAGATTGATACATCAGTACTCTGTTAAATTGCCAAACAAAGAATTTACTTTGCCATCGGCAAATCAAAAGTTTGAAGCACTATTGCCAACAACAAAACAACAATCAAAAGAAATTCTAGTGTTTTTGTTTACCGAGGATAACTTGACATTTCAACCGAAGTATAGTACACTTGAGTTTGATCAGTTGGTAATGAGTCTTCCTTTCTTAGGAAGAAAACTTGTAAATCATCAAATTAACATTATGAGGTAAGTATGAAGTCTCTTTTTATTATGAGTGTACTGGTAGTCTTAACTGGCTGTGGTACTGTGGGTGGCACTCTGCAAGGTGCTGGACAAGACTTGAATCAAGCAGGTCAATACATTAAGAATGTGGGAAAATAATCATGGAAAAGTTTTTATGTTATGCAGTATTGCCGTTTGTAATTTCAATAAGCGCATGTAGCACTATCAAAGATGGTCCGAGTGTGAGTGAAACGAAAATGTTTAGTAACGAAGTTGACTACCCTAAGTGGTATGCAGATGCACCAAAGAAAGATGATTCTGCTATCTATGGTGTTGGTACTGAATACTCAAACGATTTTCAGTTCTCTGTAGACAAAGCAATGTTGTCTGCTAAACGTGAATTAGCATCTAACTATTCGTCATACACTAGTGCTATGATGAAAGACTTTGCAGTTGAATCTGGTGTACTAGGTAAAGGTGTTGCTAATGCTGACATTGAACGTACTACACGTTTGATTGTCGCTAAAGTAAATCTAGTTGGTGTACAACGCATCAACTTTATGACAGTAAAAGAAGGTAGTGGATTCCGTACGTTCGTTCGTTTGCGTTTCTCTGCTGACGAATCAAACAAGATCATGCTTGCTGAAGTACAACGTAATGCCGCACTCTATGCTCAGTTACGTGCATCTAAATCTTTTCGTGAGTTAGATAAACAAACAGATAAGATTGAAACACAAAAGATTAGCGAATTAAATGCAATGAAGGTAGACTAATGAAAGTTGCAATTACATCAGATATACACTTGGAATTTGGAGACTGGTATCCAGTCAATCCTGAGAATGCTGACGTTCTCATTCTAAGTGGTGATATTATGACTGCCAATGAAGTTGAAAACGCAGTTGGTGATCCCAATCAAACCATAGAATACAAAGGGCACATGTTCATTGAATTCTTGAAGAATTGCGTTAAAGAATATAAACATGTTCTTTATATTATGGGTAACCACGAACACTATCATGGCGACTTTGCAACAAGTGCAACTATCTTGGGTAGCGCATGTCACGATATTGGTGTAAAGTTTCTCGACAAATCACATGTGACTATTGATGACGTTACTTTCATTGGCGGAACACTTTGGACAGATATGAACAAAGAAGATAGCCTTACATTGTATAATATCAAAAGTGTTATGAATGACTTCCGTTGTGTTACAAACAGCAATCGTGTTCATACAAAAACAAGACCGCCACGTTTTACGCCGGAAGATTCAGTTGAAGATCATAGAAAGATGATTGAGTATATTCGATTGATGACTTCTTTGATGGGTAAATCTAACAAGTATGTTGTTGTTGGGCATCATGCACCTAGCAAACAATCTACTCATCCACGATACAAAGATGAGACTATGATGAATGGTGCATACTCTAGTGACTTGAGTGATTTTATTTTAGATCATCCCGAAATTAAATTGTGGACTCACGGGCATACGCATGAGGTGTTTGACTATATGATTGGTAGCACTAGAATTGTTTGTAATCCAAGAGGCTATGTTAAATACGAACGTGCAAGCAATGATAAAGAACCATATTTTGCAAAGGTGATTGAAGTATGATTAAAATCGAAAATTTGACAGAGCATCAAGTTGAATTGCTAGATACTATGTGGTCAATCGATAAAGAAGATGAATATCTCGAATGGTATGAATCTTTGACTGATAGCGATAGACGAATGAGTGATGTGTTAATGAAATTGATCTTGCATGAATTGATTGATGAATCGATGCTTGATGAATTTTCAGATGCAAAAAAAGTTCTTAGGAAATTTATGTTATGAAAAAAGTTGTTCGTAATGGATTAGTTGCAGTACTGTACTCTCCTGGTTTTGGTGCAGGCTGGTCAACATGGAATTCTGATTCAGAATTGTTGTTTGATCCAACTATTGTAGAGATGATTGAAGACGGAACAAATTCTGAAACAATTACACAATATTGCGAAGCCAAATATCCAGACACATACTGTGGTGGTGCAGGTGATTTAAAAGTTCAATGGTTGCCTGTCGGTACTGCTTTTCGTATTCACGAATATGATGGTGCTGAATCTGTAGAAATTCGTGATGACATTGATTGGATTATAGCATGATAAATTTTGCATTTGGTATTGCATTTGGAATCTTTCTTGCAACTGCTGGTACAACTGGCATTGCAAAATTGATTGATAGATCGGTAAATAATTTTCAAGGCGTTATTAAAGAATCGGTGCAAGAACAACCCGCACCAAAACCTACTAAACTGGAGTCAATATGAAACATTGGGCTGAACTAACTGAATTGGAATCTGTAATCATCCGAGTTGGAGAGTTTAAAAATCTCTTTAAACTTCTTGTTGCTGGCGCAGAGAATGATGTGGATATGAAAGTGGTGCAATCTGCAATCTATACACTTGAAGGTATGATTGATGATATCGATTCTACATTGTATGAAAAATTTCAAACTGTATTTGATGCAGTTAGAAATGAATCACAACCTGAATCAAAAATTAGTATTAGTGCATTTGATGCAAATACAATGCATCCTGAAGCATATCATCCTCCAAAGACTTATACAGCATATCCTCCACAGACTTATACAATATCTCCATCGATGGATAATGCGACCGATGAGGAAGAAGAAGCATTCCGAAACTTGGATAAAGCACTCCGCAGTTGGCATCAAAAGACCGTATAGGAAGGCTTTTGGGCGGCTTTCCGCTATAGACTGTACTCTTACCCCTCCGAGACTAGAAAAACCGCCCACAAGGCGGTTTTTTGCGTTGTTTTTCTGCAACATTTCTGAAAATAGTTGTTGACATGTGTTCCTACTGTGCTATACTAGAGTCTAGAGATTAAGAAAAGGAAACAAAATGTCAGCATTAAACACATATCTGGTACGCAAGAACGCATACGCTACAATCTTTGGTGCCAAAGCACTCACATTAGATAGTGCTACTGACCGTCAAAAGATTGCCGATTCAATCGATTCAGATTTGAGTCCCGAGAATTTGACTTGTGATGGTGAACTGCCCCGTAGTTTGGTCCAGAAACGCTACAAGGAATTGACAATGGCGGCTAAAGAACTGCAAAAACTTGACCCTTCCGTTAAGTTTTACGAATTTGCATAGTGTTGTAAAGAAACAACAAAATCAAAAATAGTTCTTGACATGTGTTCCCATTGTGGTATACTAGAGTCTAGAGATTAAGAAAAGAGCGAAAATTTTATGAAACTATTGTCCACTGGAAATCCTAAGGTTCTGAAAGGAATGTCACAAGGTTACAATACCTATATTCTGCACCTTGCGCCAGCAGATTTGAGTGGCTATGAAACTTGCGCCAAGCGTACCGCTGGCTGTACTGCCGCTTGTTTGAACCTCGCTGGTCGTGGCGGTATGTTTAAGCGTGGCGAAACCACTAACGTCATTCAACAAGCACGTATTCGCAAAACCAAAATGTTTTTCGAAACCCGTAACTATTTTATGACTTTGCTTGTCGCTGATATCGAATTGGCTATTAAGCAAAGCAAACGGTTGAACCTGATTCCTGTTTTTCGTTTGAATGGTACTTCCGACCTTGCGTTTGAAAAGTATGAGGTTGTACGTAACGGAAAATTCTTCCGTAATATTTTTGCCGCTTTTCCTGAAGTCCAATTTTATGACTACACCAAGATTCTTGGACGTAAAGTTGTTGATATCGCCAACTACCATTTGACATTCTCTGCCGCTGACGGCAATGATGCCGATGTTGCAAAGGCTATCACACAAGGTTATAATGTTGCTACTGTTTTTGGTATCAAAAAAACTTTGCCGATGCCTGAGACTTATATGGGTATGCCAGTTTTCAATGGCGATGAATCCGATTTGCGTTTCCTTGATCCCAAAGGTGTTGTCGTTGGTTTGTATGCAAAAGGCAAAGCAAAAAAAGACACCACTGGTTTTGTGAAATATCCTACTCTTATATTAATGGCGGCTTAAAATGAAATCTAAAATCTTTATTATTCAAACTGATAATTACAAATATTTTAAAAGCAAATTGCCTACTTGGCGAAATGGTTTTTGTGAAATTATGCGGAGTGTTACTGTAGAACCAGATCCGCATAATGTTTATGATTGTTGGGGCACTATCGAAGCCTACGGACAAAAACTTTTTGTTTATGCCAACGATTATGAAGGCGAAGAAAAATTGTGGCAAATTTATGGTGTTGCGAAAAAACAACAGTCTTGAAAATAGTTGTTGACTTACCTACCCATTGTGCTATACTAGAATTTGTTCAGTTGAAAAGAGATTAAAATGGAAGTTTATATCGTTAAGAGTTTTGGTCCTGAGAATGGTTGGGTCAATTTGAAGGCATTTGATAATAATGATGCCGCTGTGTATTTTGCTAATACCATTGAAAAGCAAATACCTGATGGTGTTGAAGATGAATTTGTTGAAATTGAAGTACTTAATGTTAGGAGTTGGAATTAATGCGTGGTTCTATTATAATGCTTGTTAGTTTTCTAATTGTCTTTGGTGCCGTTGGTGGTATCGAAGTGAATCCCGACGCCGACTTGTTGACTCTAATGATGATTGCGATTGGCGGTCTAATCGGCATGTTGATTGGTGTTAGTGTAATGCGTGAGGATGCATAATGAGCGATATTGAAATTGAAATTAATGAGATACTAGACACTACAGTTATGCTTTGCGAAGAAATTGCAGAGCAAGTTGGTTGTCCAGTTGAATGGGTTGAGAAAATTGTTGAGAAACGTTGGAATGACATGTTGTTTTCCAATGATGATTTTATGAATGGCTATGATATGGCAAAGGAGAATATGTAATGGGTACTCGGTCTTTAACTTATGTTTATGATTCTAGTGGTGACAATGGTGAATCTGAACCAATCATGTGCATCTATCGTCAATACGATGGATATCCCTCAGGGCACGGACATGAACTTGCTCAGTTTTTGAATTCTAAAACCCTTGTCAATGGCTATGGTGAACAGAATTCAATTGAAGCAAATGGCATGAGTTGTCTTGCCGCACAATTGGTCGTTCAATTAAAACACGGTGTTGGCGGAATTTATATTTACGCACCTGTGCTTGGTCGTGACTACAGCCAAGACTATGAATACCATGTGTATGATGACAAAGTGATTGTGCAGAATTGCAATACTGTATATGATAGCGGACACAATCAAGTTATATTTGATGGCACATGGGAAGACTTTGCACAATTTTGTTTAGATCCAATTTCTGCGGAGTGAACATGAAGAAAAACTATTCTAAAGTATTGGAATTTTTATACGAATTGGAAGATAGAGTTGCCGATCAAAGGACTAAACCCAAAGATGATTGGGATAAAGGATACAATATGGCTTGTTCAAATATCGGCGTAGATATTCGTGCATGTATTGAAAACATTCAAGAACTATTTGGAGTGGTAGATCAATGACAGGCTTTCAAAGCAAACGACTAATGGCACAAGATAGATTCAAAGTCTATTGTGAATGGTGCCACGATTGGCATTACACCGATGAAGTTGATATTCTAGATGTTGAAGAAGACATTGAAGGCCGTGATGTAGCGCATTTTGAATGCGGACAACCACCTTCATGGAACGAAGACATTTCACGTTACGATGGTACCTCCTCACTTGTTTATAAGGAATAAATTATGTTACTCGCAAAACCAAAAATTATGAATTTAATGTTCTCAAAAGAATTTGAGACATTTGACCAATGCAAAGAATATCTTGAACAATTTACTGGTGAGGAAATGTCAATCAAAGAATGGATTGCAATTGGCAAAATTCTTCAAGTGAACGAAGATGGTTCTACAAGTTTCCCCGAATACTTTTATCCTAAGACAATTAAAGTTAAAGGTGTAAAGCAAACAGTTATGACTAAATTCGACATTGAGGAATTCGCATGAACGAAAAACTTTATAAATTATTGCAAGAATCTGAAGTTTCTATATCGTCACCCCGTTTGTTTCACGGTTACATTGACATTCATAAATTTGCTGAATTGATTATTCAGGAATGCCTAAACATATGCGAAGATATGGGCGACAATGGTAAAGATGGACATTACTGTGCGGATAAAATTGCTAAAACATTTTTGAGGTGAATTATGAGCGGTGGACATTTTCAATACAAACAATATGAACTCGGACAAATTGCCGATGAAATCGAACAACTTATCTTAGATAATGATTCTGAGGAATTGAACGAATACGGAGGCACAAAGGGGTATGGTTACTCTCCACAAACTATTGCAAAATTTAGAATTGCTAGAATGTCACTTTTATTGGCACAAATTTATGTGCAAAGGATCGATTGGCTGGTTTCGGGAGATGATGGGGAAGATTCTTTTCACCGCCGTTTAGGCGCTGATATTGACGCCCTAGACCGCCGTTTGGGCGGCTCTGAGGGTTCGGACGTACTCTAGCATCAACCCATAGCAAAAAACGGCTCAAAACCGCCTAAATTTGTGTTGTTTTTATGCAACATTGCCGAAAAAGTGCTTGACATTCGATGGAACTTGCGATATACTGAGGGTGTTGGTTGTGAAGATATTAAGGACTTTAAATTATGAATCTCTTTGAATTGGACTCTAAAGTAATTGCCCTGATCAATGCTGAACTTCAAGTTGTTGCATTAACCCAACAACAAGAGGAAATTGACTTGACTTACCAAGCATTCCTTGATACAATGAATGCTTACCACGATATGATGATGTATGAATCTCATTCGTATGATCTTGATGCTTTTTATTATGGAGTGATCTGAAATGGCTTACATGAACCAAGAACGTAAAGCGAAAATCAAAGCAAACCTTGATGCCGCACTCAAAGGCACTGGTGTTAAGTATTCCTTGCGTTGCGATAATCTTTCTATCACATGCACAATCAAATCTGCGCCTGTTGATTTTATTGCAAACTCTAACGAAACTTGCGGTGCTGACTTCTATCAAGTATCCCGTGGTTTCCGTCCCAATGACACTGGTTACGACCAAGTGAATCCCTACCATTATCAGAGCCACTATTCTGGTAAGGCAAAAGAACTAATGACCAAAATCGTTACTGCAATGTATTCTGGTGATTATTATGACAATAGTGATGCACAAACGGATTATTTCGATACCGCTTACTATGCTCATATCAACGTTGGCAAATGGGACAAACCTTTTGTCGTTGTTGCTTGACAAACACCCCATGGTGTGTTACCATGTATCTGTTGGTTAACTCTTTTTTAAAGGAAATTTATTATGACTAAATCTTTGCAATATGTGAAAGTTTTCGAAGCCCTCCAAACCGCTAAAGGTCCGATGACTGTTAGCCAAGTGAAGGCGATTGATGGAATCGTTCCTACTCGACTTTCTACTTATCTGTGGGAAATCAAGAAAAATACGGGCTTTGCTGTCCGTGCAAATCGTGATGGTCGTGCCGTTGTTAGTTATGAACTAGTTGGCAATGGTACTGCACCTGTCGCTAAAGCACCAGTTGCTAAAGTGACAAAACCTGTTGTTACAAAAACACCAGTTGCAAAGGCTCCTAAGGCTAAAGCAAAAGCGGTTTCCAAACCTGTGCTTAAACAGGATTCTATTGAAGACGCAATGGCCAATATGGTCAAGCGTAAACCAATTGATGTTTTGGACGAAATCGATACTAACATTGAAGATTTCGAAGATCGTGAATACGCTAAAGGCTACGTTAGCGGAGCAATGTAACATGGTGACTTATGGATGAAACTACTCTAATTGAATCTTATATATTAGAGGCATGGGATAAAGGCTTGACTGATATTGACGTAGTTCCATATGTTCAATACATGACAAGCCTTCCTGCATTTAAAATTGAACCCGTACTGCAAGCATTAATCACAAGGATGTCAGAATGAAATTATCATTGCACGAACGATTGACTAAGTATGATTGGTATGTTACAATGATAACTAATTTCACTCTAATGGAATATTCAGTAATGATTGTAGTTATTATCGCATTGGTGATGGCATGGCTATAAAAACAATTTATCTAGATATGGATGGTGTTCTCTGTTCGTTTGAGAAACGATATCTTGAACTCTTTAATGAAACTCCAGGTTCATCTAGAGATAGAAAAGAATTCTCTTCTAATTGGACACAATTTATTGAAGGCGAAAACTTTGCAAATCTAGATTGGCAAGAAGGCGCACATAAATTGTTACAATTTGTAGAATCAATTCCAAATGTCACAATTGAAATTTTGTCTTCTAGCGGTGGGCAAAAGTATCATGCTGAAGTGACAATGCAAAAGACTATGTGGCTATGTGAACGTGGCATTCCTTATAAAGTGAATACTGTTCCTGGTCGTGCGTTGAAATCTGCATACGCAAATGCATCTACAATTTTAATTGATGATACTGAAGATGTTGTTGCAGGCTTCTATAAAGCAGGCGGTATTTCAATTCTACATAAAGACGTAGATGAAACAATTCGTAAATTGAATTATTACTGTCCAAATAAATGAATATTTTTTATCTTGATCCTGATCCATCAACGTGCGCTAAAATGCACTTAGATAAACACGTTGTCAAAATGATTATTGAGTATGCACAACTCATGTCAACCGCACATCGTATGCTTGATGGCGAACAATATACCGATAAGACTGCCAATAATCGTAACATTCAACGTTGGCGGATGAAAGATGAATTGTCTGAAAAAACTTTGTATAAAGCAAGCCACATTAATCATCCATCTAATATTTGGGTAAGACAATCAAAAGAAAATTATCGTTGGCTTTATCGCATGTGGTTTTATCTTTTGCAAGAGTATACATATAGATATGGTAAGAAACACGCATGTGAAAAATTGATGGGCGCACTTTACTTGGACCCCATAAATATTCCTAAAGGAATCTTTACTGAACCCACTCCAGCAATGCCTGATGAGTATAAAGTAAAAAATGATTCAATCACATCGTATCACAATTACTATATACATGATAAAGTAAGATTTGCAAGATGGACCAAAAGACAAATGCCCTCTTGGTTCGAAGAAGGAACAAAACATGCCAACATACAACTTTCGTCATCGTGAGACTGGCGAGATAATTGAGAAACTTTTTAAAATTGCTGATAGAGAGGAATTCCTTGAACAGAATCCTCAATATGAATCTGTTATGCTAGGCGCTCCATCATTAGGTGATCCTATTAGATTGGGCATCCGAAAGCCAGACAACGGATTTAGAGAAGTCCTTGCAAAGGCTAAAGAGGCTCATCCTAGAGGAACTGTTAATACTTTCTAATATGGGGTTACATCATACTACAAGTAAAAGGGCACCCATGGCAAGAAAATCTGCCGCAGTAAGAACTGCTAACACCGAACCAGACCTTCAACCAATCCCAAAACTCAAAGCAGTTAATAACACACTCAGACTCAGACTAGATGATTTAAAAACTTTTGATCCTTTAACAGAAAACCAAAAACTCTTTTTCGATGCATACAAACGTGGTGACTATTTTGTAGCACTACATGGCGTTGCAGGTACAGGTAAAACATTCTGTGCTTTGTATAAAGCAATCGAAGAAGTGATGGACAAATCAAATCCATTCAATAAAATTATCGTAGTACGTTCTGCGGTTCAATCCCGTGAAATCGGTCATTTACCAGGTGACGTAAATGAGAAGATGGAAATCTATCAACAGCCATATCGTCAAATCTGCGAAACATTATTTGGTCGCAAAGATGCATGGGACAGATTAGAAGAACAAGGACACATTGAGTTTATTTCTACATCATTCATTCGTGGTATGTCATTTGATGATGCGATCATTATTGTTGATGAAATGCAAAACATGACGTATGAAGAAATTGACACCGTTATGACAAGGGTTGGATATCGTTCTAAAATTATTTGGTGTGGTGATTATCGCCAAACAGATTTGACTAAAAAGAAAAATGACGTTTCTGGAATTCTTAAATTTTTTGACATTGCATATCACATGAAGGCATTCACTAAAATTGAGTTTACCGCAGATGATATTGTTCGTTCGTCCTTAGTCAAAGATTACATTCTTGCCAAACTCCAATATGAAGATAACACAAACTCAGGCTAAATAAAATACTATAAAATACTTAGGAATGCAAGTGAACTTTAAACATATTGGATGTGACATTGATTATGATCTTGAAACTGAAACAGTAAACGGCAAAAGATTTTACAAAACTCCAGAGGGATTTTTATATCCCTCTGTGACTACTATTACCTCACAACACGGCAAAGATAAAATCCTTGAATGGAGAAAACGTGTGGGTGAAGAAGAAGCCAATCGTATTTCAACTAAAGCATCCAGCCGTGGTACTAGAGTACACAAGATTTGCGAAAACTATTTAAATAATGAAGAAGACTTTGCACGTAAGACGATGCCAGATTCTGTTGCTATGTTTAAATCTATACAACCTCTATTGGATGAACATGTGAATAACATTCATGCATTAGAGGTTCCTTTATATTCTCATCATCTAAAAGTTGCAGGTAGAGTTGACTGTATTGCAGAATATGATGGTAAACTATCTGTGATCGACTTCAAGACTTCAAGCAAGTTAAAAGAAGAGGGTTGGATTAAAGGATATTTCATGCAATGTTCTGCGTATGCAGTAATGTATGAAGAACGAACTAGCATACCAGTGCCACAAATCGTAATTATGATTGCAGTTGATTCTGAGCATCCACAAGTTTTTATTAAAAAACGCAATGACTATATAAAAGACTTTATATCTTACCGTGAAGCATATGATACTGTATTGCTTGACTAGTTGTATAAATAACGTTATAATGTTAGTTATTGCTGTATGAAGCAAAGAGAAAAGTGACCTGGACGGGGGTGCGAATCCCCCCAAGTCCACCATAAGGAGACTATATGGATCCTGAAATGAAATACCAATATACCTGCGGGGTAGTGAGTATTATTATTTTGGTTTTTTTAATATTCTTTTTATGATGGGCTTGACCTAGATTTGACAGGGCAACAAGTAACAGAGTGGACAGCACGGTAGGCGATGACCGTTAATCAAGCAAAAAAAGTAAACGCAAACGACTCACGTTTCGCATTAGCCGCCTAAACTCGGCTTAGGGTTTCGACAGGT